AACAACAGCAGGTCATTTGTTTTAAGCGTCACTCAATTTATCGAGTCACGAATGTCAGCGGCGATCTAAGCGGTGCAGTCTTAGAAAAACTTCCAGGCTCACTTGGCCTAGTCGGAAGGCGTGCCGTGGTGGACATCGGAGGCGATATCTATTTCATGAGTCAATCCGGCGTTTTCCGGATCAGCCAGGCGCTTGTCAACACTCCGCAACCCGAAGAGGTTCCGGTGTCCGACTCGATCAAACCTATCATCGATGCGATTAACTGGAACGCATCAAACTTAATCAGAGCACAGTATCGCCGTGATCGACTCTACTTCGCGATCCCGCTGAAGAACGCAGTACGAAACAACTGCCTGATCGTCTTCAACCTGGTCAGCGGGTTCTGGGAATCGATCGATACTTTCGGGGATCCGGACTTTTGCATCGATGATCTGATCAAGATGGATTACGACGGAGAGCGCAGGCTTTACGCTGTTGACCGGCGAAAAGGCATTATTCTTTTGCTCGAGCAAGGCAAAACCGATCTCATGGGTTCGAGCATTGATTTCGAGTATCAGATCGACACTTCCATAATGCTGCGCGGTTATGCCGGCCCAGGCAACCGGTCATTCTTCAAGCGTATGGAAATGGATTGCGCGACCTGGAATCCGAGCTTCACCGTCAAAGCTTATCCGGACGGCAACAACGCCAAAGTGCTAGTGAGCAGCAAGACTAAAAACCGCACGAAGTATAAAACTTGGAATACGCCGCTCTGGAACCCGCTGAACTCCAACGACGATCACGCTAACGGCCGGCGCCAGGATTACTCAGTTGGGCTGCCGCTCATGCTTGGCTATAACGGAGTGCAGATCGAGCGGATGCAGGAAGAAACTGAGCGCTTCCCTATTGGACTCAAAGCTCGCTACATCCAGTTCAAGATAGAGAACACCCAAGGCTCGATTCAAATCCGCCAAGTGTCTCTGGATGCTTACGAAGACCAGAGGGATCCTCGACCACAGACTTAAATTTTTATGGCGGACCTCATCGTAAAACCAGCCTACAAGTTTGGACCCAAAGACATCCTGGATGCCGACAAATTAAACCTCTTGGCGACTCCAGTTGTTGAATTGGCGCTCACTGATCCGGTCAACGATCAGAACTTTTTTAGGAACGGCAATTTCTATTCATCGTTCTGGAAAACGCCGGCCGGTGTCACTTGTCCCGCAGGTATTTGGACTACTAATGCCAGCTATTGGTTATGTCGCCCAGACACAACTGCTTCGTTTACTACGCTGACTGCCGCATTTACGCAGCCACCTGCTTTAGTTACCTCTACGACGCTCACGACAGGCTTCACGCAGCCAGCCGTTAATGCGACGATATCGATTACTGTCGGCGCGACGGCGTGGATGTCAGCGAATCAGGCTATTTCCATTGTGGGTGGTGGCAATTATACGGTTTCCTCTATCACCGATAGCACTCATGCGGTAGTCCAGAACTTGGGAGGCGTTAACAACGCTGCACCTGGCGCGACTGTGCCAAGCGGTGCTTCGATGGGTCCGACTGCGACGGTGGCGATCACTGTTGCTGCAACGGCCTGGATGTCACCGACCCAAGCGATTTACATTGTGGGCGGTGGCGATTATACCGTTTCATCTGTTACCGATGGCACTCATGCCGTCGTTACCAATCTGGGACATCCTGGCAACGCATCACCCGGTTCAACTGTCCAAAGTGGTTCCTATCTAAGTCCATCAGCGGCTGCTGTTACATTTTTAATGTCGTCGTCTGTTCCCGATCAATTCAGTCTTTTCACCGCTGAACTTAAAGGTGCCGCTAGCGTTGCCGCAGTAGAATTCGGGCAACAAATTAATGGCGACTTGAGCGCAACGTTGCGGCGCAAATGCACGTTTTCAGGCTACATCTACAACGGGACGGGATTGACGCTGTCACCACAGCTCAATATCTACACGTGCAACGCATTTAATAATTTTGCGTCAATTACGCTCCAGACTTCTGTCAATCTACAGACAGGGGCAAACGCCAGTTGGACGTTTTGCACGGCGACTATTGATCTGTCGCTATTAACTAATGTTGCCAACGGTCTTTTGATTGCGATTGCGTTACCGGCAGGAGCGCTTGATCAACCGACCAAAAATGTTCTGTTCAGCCGGTTAAAATTCCAAATCGGCGAAGTCGCGACGGAGTTTGTCGATGATCCGAGTCTTTTCGTTACGGCACCGAGCGTCGATTCGACCATGCTTCAGGATGGCTGCATCGCACGGCCGACTTTGTTTCTTCCCAACGTCGTACCGACCGGTGCTTACCAGGCCAAATCGATTAATAACGGCGATATCAACGACGGGGCGATTAATGGGAGAACATTGGCAGCCGGCGCTACGGTAGGCAATCTCGGGTACACTCCGGTCAACAAAGCTGGTGACACCGGTGTAGGCCGACTCTCGCAGACGATCGATACGGTGGTTCATACAACGTCTGGACTTGAAGGCGGCCTGAATATCTCAGCTTCTTCTCCAAATGCTAATAACAGTGGATACATGCCGTGTATTGGTTTTTGGCGGCCAAGTGTAATCGGCAGAGCGTTGGGGCTGGACACTACTGGGAAATTCAAGACGGTCGATTCCGGTGGCACGATTGGTTACCTCTTGGACACCGTTAACAAGGTCGATACCAATTCCTACCAGGATGGATCGATTACGTTGCAGAAACTGGCGACCAGCCTGGTCAACCTTTTAATCGCGCCAGGGATCGTCCAAGCATTCGCCGGCCCATCTCCGCCGGCCGGCTGGCTTGTCTGTGATGGTACTTCATATCTGACAAGCGCTTACCCTGCTCTTTTCAACGCAATTGGAACCTATTGGGGCAATGGAGGTGATGTCAGTGGCGCCCACTTTCAAGTCCCTGATTTCCAAGGACGCACACCGATCGGCTACGTGAATAAGGGCGCGCCGGGAATCACTAACCGAACGTTCGGGCAACGTGGCGGCTCGGAAACGCATGTTTTAACCATAGCCGAATTGGCCTCGCATAATCACGGGACGGCAAACGACAGTCATACGCATGGCGTCAGTGGCCATGCGCACACGATTGTCAATCCGGTTGGCGCTTTTAATAACCAACCTGGATCTGGCGGCTACTCAGCTTCCGGATCAACTAATACTGGTATAGCCGGAGATACGATTTTGCCAGCGGCTAGCAATGTCACTATCACAAACACGGGTGGCAACGCGGGACACGATTCTATGCAGCCGTTTGCAGTCCTTTATTTCATTATAAAAACCTAACCGTGAATGTCGCTGAAGTCGCAAAACAGTGGTACGAAAAGAATGAGCCCGAAGGCGCTCTGGCGGCAACCATCCTTCGTTGCTTTTTCAGCGGCACTATTATTCGTCGTCCGGGTTTTCTGCTTATGGGCGCAACCTGCAGGACCGATGGCAAAGAAATTTTCATGGACAGGTCCTCCCCGCATAACTGCTGGTGGATATATTTTTGGGCGACCGAAAAAGGCACAATGTCTTCCTACGACCTGTGCCTGGAAGCGCCGTTCGCGCTTGACTTTGTTGCCTTTAAACGAAGGGGAAAAACGAAGATCGTCCCTTGGGAGAAACTTTATTGGAAAGATTTCAACGTGAAGAAAGAGAACGCTTTAACCTAAAGGAGTAAGTTATGGGCGGAGCTCCCAGTGTGCAAGCCCCCAAAGCCCCGGATCCCGGCCAGGAATATGCCAGTGCCCTTGGCGCCTATGTTCAAAATGCGCCGGCGCTTTACCAGGAAGAATCTCAATACCAGCCCATGTACAACACGATGCAGCAAGGCATCATGGGCGCGAACATTCCATTCTATAGCCAGGCGATTGAGCAGCAAATGCCCGGAGCGCAAGCTGCGATCAACCAGGTTCAGCAGATAGCTAGTCAGGGAGCGCTCCAGAACTATCAGCAGTACGCCGGCGCGGCTGGCCAGGCTGCAATGGCTGCCAGTCCGCAACTTCAAGCACTTCAGCAATATGGCGCGGGTCAGCTTGGAGCGACAGCTGACCCGACCTTGCAAGGACTCCTCGCCCAATCTCAGCAGCAGACCGGCGGCCAGGTCAATCAGTTGCAGGGTTTAGCGTCTCAGGCCGGGAGCATGTTCAATGCGCAGAACCAGCAACTGCAGGGCATCTCCGGTCAAGTGGGTGCAGGAACCGCGCAGGGAGTCTCTGATATCCGAGGGATTGCCGGCCAAGCTGCGGCAGACACGCGCAGCCCACTCTGGCAACAAACTACTGGGGCCGTATCGGGGCAACTAGGGAAGCTGGATCCGTTGACTCAGCAGTTGAGCGATACGGCTCAGCAGCAACTCGCGCTCGGCGGGAGCATGAGCCCACAACAGCTCCAAGATGCCACTCAGCAAGCCCGCGCAGCTTTTTCAGCTCGTGGGATGTTGGGGCAAAGCGGATCGATTGCATCAGAAGTTCTCGGTCGCGTGGGTGTCCAACAGCAACTTCTCCAACAACGCGAGCAGTTCGCCGCGGGCGTTCAGCCACTGGTTGCCGGACAGATTGAGCAGCGCACCGCTAATGCGATGGGTCTGTCGCAAGCCGATATCCAGGCGACTCAGCAAAATCAGCAACTCGCCGGCCAACTTTATCAAGGAGCCGCGGGGCTCGGACAGACCGGTGCGCAGGTTCAGCAAGGGTTGCAGGGGCAGATCGCCGCGAATCTCGGCAACGCAATGCAACAGCAAGCTGGACTCACCCAAGCCGCGATCGGCACCCAGCAAGCCGGTACCCAGATGCAAGCAGGCTTGCAAGGTTCGATTCTCGATCAGATTTACCGGCAACAACAGGCAGGTGCCGGTGCGCTCTCTCAAGTTTATGGTGCCCAGCAGGGTGCCATGGCAGGTATCCTAGGTGCGCCGGCTGCGGGTGCCCAATTGGCTACGGGTATTGCTGGTTTAGTCCCAAATTACCTCACGGGCAGCCCGAACCTCTTTCAGGGCAGTGGCGTATTGTCAATGGTCAATCAGAACCAGATGGCGCAAATGAACGCCACCGCAGCAGCCAACCAGATGAACGCGCAATCAAAGGGAGCGGCAAGTGGCGCCATGATCGGCGCGGGTGCCTCGATCGCTGGCGCTCTGATCGGTGGCGTTGCGCTCTTTTAGTTATGATGATGATCCCAGTAGAAATCAGGAAGAGCGAGATCCATGGACTGGGAATCTTTGCGCTTAAGCCGATCCGCAAAGGGGCAGTGTTGTGGGCATTTTATCCGGGTCTGGACCGGACTATATCCGATTATGCCGTTGAGTTCGCTGAGCCTCGTAAGCGAGCCTTTATAATGGAGCGAGGCTATCTCAACCCCAAAAATAGCCATTGGGTCATGTGTTGCGACGAGAGTCAGTTTTGGAATTTTCCGCGCAATGGTGACCAAGCCAATTGCGTTCTTGGCGATGAACAGGACGGAGAAAATCTGATCATCGCGGCTCGCGACATTGCGGCCGACGAAGAACTGACGATTTGCGCCGAGAGCGACGGAGATTTCAAGCGCAAGATGGAGTTGCGATGACCCTGGAAAAGAAAACCGCTGAGACGCTCAAGTGGATCGAGGATCAGCTCAAAGAGTACGCTTATCCGGTCCTTAACTGCTCGTTTGGCAAAGACTCGATGGTGCTCCTGCACTTGCTCTATTCGGCCGGGATCCG